CTAGTTTCTCACGATAGTTGTTTTCACCATCAAACTCAACATTTTCAGCAAGAGAAGCGAGTTTATCCTTCTGTGAAAGTGCAAGACCTTCGCAGACATCAGAGAAGATTACATCAGCAACCGACTCAGCTAATCTTTGATTTAGAGCAACATTTCTTTGAATTTGCTCGTTGAGTTTTCCTTCCATTTCATCAAGTTTTTCTACCATAGTATTGAGTACATCATATCTATCTTCAGGGATTGTTACATAATGATCTTCAAAAAGACCCTTCATTCCTTGGAGGAATGATTCGGTCATTTCAGTTTTGAGTCCTGCTTCAATAGCAAGAGCATTTTCTGCAACCCACTCGTCGGCAACATACTCAAGGTATGCATCGACTCTATCGGTGAGTTCTTCTTTAATAGCAACAAGCTCTTCTACGAGTGACTCCTCGTATTGTGCCTGAAGTTCTTCTTTGATTTCTGCAACCTTAGACTTGATTGCAGTCTCAAAAATGGTACGTGCTTTCTCTTGGAATTCCTCTGAAAGCTCTTCTCCAGAAAGGAGAGCATTAACATCTTCTTCGATGTCATACTCTTCCTTCATTTCATCTTCGTCATCATCCTCTGCTTCTTCCTTTCCACCCTTTTTCTTTTTCTTAGGGGTTTCTTCCTCTTCATCCTCATCTTCTTCCATTGCCTCGGTAACTTCCTCTTCAGCAATGAGGTCCTCTTCATCTTCCTCAGTCTCTTCCTTAACTGCACCAGCAGCAAGTTTCTGCATTGCATCAGCCTTAGCAGCCTTAGCATTTACTACATTTCTGACTTGAGCAAGAGTTGCGCCAGGATCTTTCAACTTTGCTGAATCGTCGTCAACCTTGTAATTCTCTGGGGTAGGACCACCTAAGTCTTCCCAAGATCCGGTTTGTCCAGGAGCAATTCCTGTGGACAACTTTGGCATTGGTTCAGCTTGTGCAGCGCCTTTGGTTACTACGTTTTCCATTTCTTGTAAATTGCTACCAACGGACATTTGTTTGATTGTGTTATAATCTATATTTATTTATAAATTAAAGATTTGCTAAGAAATCTTGGAATAGATTAACTTTATGCTCGTCTAATCTTTTTTGATCAACTAAAGTGTTAATTCTTCTTTGAGTTTTGGATGCGAGATGCTCACGAAGAATTCCTCCTTCCCAAACCCATTCCTTACCTTCCATAATTCCCTGTACAAAAGCATCAGGAGCAGAAGGATCGGCAACGATATCTGCTGCAGTTGCAAGCATAAAATCTTCACCGACAATTTTATGACCTTCGTTGGTCAACTTAAGTGATCCAACACCACGAGAAGAAACACCAAGGCAAACACCTTCACCAATAAGAGATTTTGCAATCTTACCCATTGGAGTTTCTAAGAGTTGTGCCTTACCAACAAAATTGCTTCCTTTTTGTTCAAGGGAAACAATTTTATGAGAAACACGGTCAAGATTGACGGTAGGACCATCGGGGTGACCAAGTTCTCCAAGAGCACGACCTTTATTAACAAATGCCTCATTATATCTTGCTACTTCACGGGCAAGAGTTTGCATCGGATACATTCTGCCGTTACGATTACAGATATCACCTTGAAGGAAAACTCCCTCAATAAACATTTTCTTTTCAGCACCTTTTCCTTCGGTGATGAACTTAACCTGTGATACTTCTTCTGTGATGAGTTTCATTTTAGTTTGTGAATGCTACTTTAGTTGCTTTAACAGTGTTGGAGGATGCAAAAATAACATCAGTTGAAGATTTTTGCAAAAATTCAACGTGAGGGTGATGCGGCAAAGTAAAACTGACAGTAGAAGCAGCACCAACTGCGGTTGATATACTTACAGTCTCTGCTTGGTTAGAACTATTATATAATCTAACACAAGTTGCTTGACTAATACTTGAAGCAGTACCAGCACTAGTTGGCATTGCAACTTCTGTCGCAATTATTTTTGTTATTTGCATTATTCTTGATCCTCGTATGATGGTTCATTATCAAACATAGATGTGGCAACTAAAGGTCGAGCAGCATCAACTCTTTCTGCTGCCTTAGCAAACAGAACGTCTTTAATTTTGTCACTGATTTCTGATGCTGACGAATCAGTAGCAATCAAGTCGATAAGTTCTTCCATAAAATTTTAATATATGACTATTCTTTATTTATATCTTGCCACCTTTGGGTTCTGGAACCTGCGTTACTTGTGCTTGAGCATTCATATCTGGTTCCTGTGGAACATCACCCATTAGTCCTGGATCACCACCTTCTGGAGGAACCGCACCTTCTGGTGGTAATGGTTCCCCAGTAATTGGATCCACTTGTGATGGATCTGGAATGATACCCTTCTTAATTTCATCTTCAATTTGCTCATCAATCTCAATGATTTCCGAATCAGTTTGACGAAGTACTTTCTTACGAACATATTCGGTAGAATAATACTTACCAATATATGGTTCAATCGTAGCAAGAGTTGCCAAACGATCATTCATTAGTTCCGATTCTTTGAGTTCGGCAAATTGATTATCATACAAGAAGTCATACTGAATATGATCACTAATAGTTTCCCAATCTTCTGTTGATACGATGTTCTTGAGAATCAATTGCGTTCTCAACATATCATTAAACATATTTGCAAAACGTTTTCTTAAACGTCCAACAAACTTGGCAAATTTTAGTTCATCTCTTAAGATTTCTGATGAACGTCCTAAATTAAACCCACCATCAGAAGCAATTCTGGATTCGGGAACACCTAGTGCCCTATAAAGTTTCTTTTGGAAGTACTCAATATCGGCAAGTTCTCCAAGATTCTGACCACCAGGAAGAGTCGTGATTTCGGTTCCACGACCACCTTCTCTTCTTGGTAACCAAAAATCTTCCATCATAGACATAAACTTCTTATCATCACGAACTTCACCTGTAGATGCATCATAGACAAGTTTATTTCTGTAACGAGACATAACCTCTTTGAGGTATTGTTCTGCCTTTACTTTTGGAAGATTGCCAACGTCAATATAGAATATTCTGCGTTCTGGGGCACGTGATAGTCTGTAAATGACCAAAGAATCCTCAATCATTCTCAGTTGATTGAGTGCCTTGATTGCTTTATGAAGATATGAAAGTACAGTTCCCTTGTTTCTATCTACAAGACCAGAACTGCAATATGTAATAGAATCTTTGGCAATTTTTACTGCTCCTTTTTGCCCACTACCACTGGAAATCATTCCAGTTGGAAAGTTTGGTGTTGGAGTATATACAAAATACTCCTCTAATTCTGGTGAGAGGATCCTAGTATCATCAGTACCTGCTTTTAAATTAAGATAATCTTCTTTATTTTTCTTTTTTTCTTGACGAATATATCGCATCTTCATTGGATCGATATATCTTAATTCCTTAATACCTTCTTGTGGGTTTTTTGTATCAATAACTTTTAGATAATAAAGCCTTCCATCAATATACCAATTCCTAAAAATTTCATGCGATTTCTTATCAAAATCTAAAATCTCTTTCAGATATTTAAATTCTTCTCTGATTGCTTTCTTTAATTTATCACTGGCATTTAGATTTGATAATTCAATCTCAATTGGTGAATCATACAAATCACTCACAATTGCTTCATTTACAACATCTTCAATGGCACCATCACACTCTGGGTGGATTGCCATTTCACGATATCTTTTGATTAAATCGTGTTCTGTTCTATAAACACCTTCAATATCTACATATTGCCCATAAAATCCACTAGCAATATAATTATCAACCCCGTCCTCATTATTAGGGGGAACGGGGGATACTATAGATGCAGATTTTTTTTCTGTATCTTCAATTGAAAAACCAAAAAGTCTTGCCATATTATAATTAAAGTTAGTCTGTTATTTAACTATTTAGTTGATATCCTCACCACCTGCTTGAGGAGAATTACCTCTTACTGCTTCCCACCAGAGAACTTGTAGTTCTACTGTGAAGTTTTCGATGTCTCCACCACTATCATAAGAAAGTTCAATTGCAGAAACTTGTGTTGGGAATACGTCATAGAAGTGATATGCTCTCAAAGTAGAACCATCACGATCCAATTGGTAAACAAATGCATCTGCCTGATAGTCTGCCGTATTGGTAAGACCAGTGTTATCAGATACTCTGTTGATTGTATTCATCCAGTTTTCAAAAGCAGAACGGATTGAAAAATCAGTATCGTTCATAACAGTGATAGTCCAACTATCAAAAGTTCTGTCTCCAGCAACTTTGAGAGTTCTTCCTCTAAAAGGAACATCAATTGCAGCAACGTTTGATGCTGGAAGATTCGCAGCCTTGACCAAGAATCTTGCCTTATCTAAAACTGTTGCATCTGGTGCAGCAGCATCTGGGAATGAAAGAACAACCTCAAAGAGGTTGGGTCTTGCACCACCACCAGTCAGCTTACTTTTGAAGTCAGTAATCTTCCTTAAAGGAGGTGGATTTAATTGTTGACGGGTTGCCATAGTTTTAAACCTCTAAGTTAATTAAACTGTACCGATTACTTCTTCAAAGGAAACACCAGTTCTGGTGGCAATGAAGGTAAGACCGATGAAATTGATAGAACGTGCTGGTTTGATATAGATGTCAGCAACAAACTCGTTGTTGTCAATTACAGCAGCGGTGTTGTTTGTTTCGTCACAAACAACAACATAATCATAAACTCCTCTCTTAGATTGAACATCACGGAGGAATGGTTCAACAATATTTACAAAGTTTGTTCTCGTAATCTCATCGTTGAATTCAAAGAGTTGATCCTTAGCAGCAGCAGAGATAGCTTCTTCAAGGTAGATGAAGAGACGACGAACGTTAATTCTATCAAATGCCGATGCCTTACCATATCCAGTCTTATCACCAAACAAGATGATTCCAGCACCTGGTGAGAAGATAACTGGGTTGATTCTATTTGAATACAGTTTGTCTCTTTGTAATTTGCCAGGATTGTATGCTAGTTTTACCGCATTGAGGATAGTTCCTCTTGAAGTACCAGCAGGAGAGAACCATGGGAACTGATTAATATCATTTCTTGCACAGGTGCCTGCAATATCACCATTTAATGGGACATAACGGAAGGTATCATTAAATCTATCATACATGTACTTGTATCCGCTATCAAATACACCATAAGTTGTTGATGTGATTGGAGCATAGAAAGATGTCACATTATCAGTAATGGTATCATCATTATTTACGGTAACTGTTCCAACTTGAGTATCAGTTATGAATGCTTGTCTGTATGGAGAAATAAACGCAACAGAATCTTTCCTCAATTCTGCAACTTGAATGCACTTATTAGCAAGTGCCTGTGCATCTGCTTTGTTCGCATAATTTGCCGAACCCATTAAGATAAAACTAGTTTCGTAGTTCTCAGTATTTTCAAATAATGTGTAACCACTGATAATATCATTAAGTCCCGAATATAGTGAACCGGTAGATGTTAAACCAGTTTTTCCACCATAATTTAGACCACCTGCAAGAGTATAAGTTGAAACTCCTATACCGGCAAAGGTAATACCCTGTGCATTTTGATCCCAACCAACATCTGTTGCTAGAGTAAATGAAGTTGCACCAGTTCCTACAAATCCTGTTGTTACAATTCCTACTGGAGCGGAACCCCCATAAATGTAGGAAGAATTTGTTGCAAGATACTTTCTCCAAT